TTCTCTCATTTCCAAGGGTGTCATCTACTTCAAATACATGACCCGATCGAGTTTCTACTACATTATTAAATGGATAAACACTGGTGTCTGGAGAAGCTGGCGGCCCCCAACTATTACCAAAACTTGTAGTGGAAGTTGGAGTATTTGTATTGCTATCAGAATTAGTAGTGCCATTCAACAAAGAAGCGGCAGTAGTATCATCTAGAAGAGAAGTTAATTTAATGCTATTTGCCATATTACTATACTATATATCTTATATTTTCCATGAAATTACTGCCTTCGCACCGCGCACATTTTTATTTTTTTCAAATACTCCCTGTTGACCGTCTCCTTTTCCAGAACTAGTATTTCCATCAATTCCCATATATACCCCAGATGCATTAGAATCACCTGATGCAAAGCCAATATGTCCTTGACCATTACCATGAGACCACACAATTATATCTCCAGCTTTAACGCTTGTTGGATTAATTATAAGATTTACTATATCTAAATTTTTTTTAGCCCACGTTAAAAAATATTGAGAACTCGCGCTTTTAGGAGCTCTACTTGCATCTAATCCTGCTTGGCCAAGTACCCAAGACACAAATGCAGCGCAATATGGCTGTGGGGGACCGCCATACCCAATATATTTCCAGTATTTTCTAATTCCTGGGGCATCATTTTTACCACCCCGCACTCCAGCGCTGGCATCACTGCCTGAAGCCCCAGTTCCAGCCTCAATAACTTTTCCAGCATCGCTTCTAGCAACTGAAATTATATTTGATCTTAGATTATCACCTAAATTAATTGAAGGTTTAGCATCTTCAAATGATGTTAAATTATTTTCAACAACACTGTCTGCTATGCCAACACCAGCAATATTTAATGATGCATTATTTTTAGCATAGAAACTACGACTAAAAGCATTTTGTGCTGTAGTTGAAGAGTCTGGAATGTCAGCGCCAGTTCGCAATGGATATGTTCCATGCGGGTCTGCAAACCCAAATAAAGATGCTGCAGTTGGTATTAAATTTAATGATTCGCCACTAGAATATAAACTTGGAGTGACATCAATATTTTGGCTGTATCCTATTTCATAACCCTTTTCAGTGCTTATACTTCCAATAATTATTGGGTCTTGTAAGTTGTCTTCGTCTCTAAAAAAGCCAAGTACCCAAGATCCTGGAACTAAGCCAGTTGGACTTTGTCCAATTCCAGAAACGCCTGCACTCGTAACTGGCATAAGACATGTCGCCCATGGTAATTTTTCTGTTGGTAATTCGGCAATGTTAGCATTATGATAATTCATGCAACGAACTCGCACTCTACCTTGTTGAAGTGGATCATTAACATCTTCAACAATTCCAGTAAACCAATTATTAATATTCATATATCATTAAATACTTTTAAACGTGTTCTATATAACCCTTCTTTAAATGTGTGTACTGCAATACCAATAACATACACACCAGACAACATTTCATCCTTTGAATCAGTGCCATCAAATTCGCTTTCAAGTTTACGTTTTGGATTATACATTCTTCCAATATCCATTTTAAGTTTTTGACCCGGATTTAAAAATATATCGCCATTAACTTCTATTTCTTGATTTTTGGAGTCTAATCGACTAGTAAGTGATTGTTGTAAAATTAAATTACTAATAACATCATCAGTAGAAATTGAATTTTCACTTGAATTTGTTTGCGCATTTGTTGTATTTGCATTTGAAAATGACTCTAAACTTTTTTCAGTATTTTTAGAGTTGGCATCATTTAAAAATACTATACTTTTAAGATATGCAGTAACAGGATTTAATTTTGATGTAATTTTAGTTCCAATAGAATTTGTGTAGTTTAGTACCTTTTCTGTAGTAGTTTTCTTTGTAATATTTGTAAGTTGAACCTTAGAAGAAAAACCACCACCTATGGCTTGGGCTAATTTATCTAATTTTAATGTAGCCCTTAAGTTATAAATTCTGTCGGACGCTTCCTTTGATCCGGTCTGTGAAGAATTTTTTAAGTGTGGCAAATATTTAAATGTTCTGTATATTTCACCATCTATTATATCTGTCCAGCAATGTATGTGTATTTTGTTATGTCGTAATGGACGATATATAAAAAATGGAGAAGAAATATCGTCATATAATTTTGAACGCAGCCATTCTATTGCTTTAAGCGGCGATTGTATTGTAATAATTCCATCAAATTGTGTTATTGGATTGCCAATAACCTCAAGCGTTTCATCTGTTTTATTATTTCCTAAACATAAATCATTAGTAAAAATATTTTTAATATTATCAACTAATGGACCAGTAATAGCACGACTAATTCGTGTTAACGCACTTAAATATGCATATGTTGGAATACAAATAATATTATATTCTTGAGCACTTTGTGAATTTATATCTTTTTGATAATTTGGATATTCTTTTACAGCAAATGTGTATTCGTGTGTAGTATCGCGCTCGCTTGACGCCGAAGTAGAGTCTTCAGTATTATAAAATATTTTGGTTTGTATTTTTAGTTGAACCTTTTCTTGACCGCCCAATTTCATCGTTTCAAAGAAATTAACGTCATCATAAACTTTAATATTCAATACATTTATTACACCAAAAAGTTCTTCAGTAATAGAAAATTCCTTTACTATAGGTAAAATACTTTTAGTGACTCCTTCAGAATTTGTTATATCAAACTTTTTAACTTGATATACAGATGGCAACACTCCATAACTGCTGTTAGAGCCATCAAATTTAGGAGTATTACGTTCAGGATGAGATGCTGTTGCCATAATTATAACTACTCATTAATTTCACTAAAATAATTTTCAACAAATTCACTCATTTTTTCAGGGCGTATTATTTTTATTTGAGATTTTTTTTCATTTTCATTATATTCATAGTCATAATTGCTGTAATATTTTGGACTACTGTTGAATTGACCTTCGGAGTTTAGTGTTAATTGGTCGGCAGCACTTATTTCATATTCATTTCCATATTCATCAACTTTATAATATTGACGAGCAGCATTTCGGTATAATTCCCACGCATAGTCATATTGATTATTTGCAGCATCATTTGTTGAAACAAAAGTTCTTCTATTTAATGTTTCACGTCTAAAATATTCTCTAATATTTTCTACATCATTTCTAAAATTTAAAACCTCAGTAATTTCTCGTGCTAAATCATCAGTATAAGACAATGAACCAAAATTAACAAGATCATCAATTACTTGGCAATCATCTCTATACAGCAAATACGATTTATACAACCATTCAGTCTCTAAATCATATACATTGTAATATTGTAAAGTGCCTTCAGTATATGGGTTTACGAATCTTAAATAAAAATTCTTTTTATGCGTAAACAGTGTTCTGTCATCTACGAGTGCATCATTATTTCCAGGATTTCTAATGTCATACACAACTAATTGACAGAGGCGCGAATCATATTTTAAAATTTTCGCAAAAAGATTCATATCAGGTTTATTTTTTATATCAAGTTTATCAATAGCAGATATTGATGAATCTTTAGCAACTATTTCTAAATATGGCAAATACTTTTCATCGAGAACAGCATTTTCAAAAATATTACGCGAAGTTGGTATATAAGTTTTATTATTATACTCATCTATAATATTATGTATAGGCATAAATGTAATTGCACTACATCTATCATATTCTTTTATCATCATATTTTCAAATTTCTGATATGACAGCGGCCAATCATAATATAAATTTCCCTTTAACTGTTCATTAATTGCAAAAAATGTCCAGTAATATTCACTCGTTCCATAGATCATATGAGACACTATATCTGGTCGCTCTCCATCTGGTATAGTATAATATGTATAGTTGGTAATTGTGTCTGGTATACTTCTAGAAGCGTTAATTTTAACCATTCTAGTAATATCAGTAAAATTAAATTCATTACCGATAATATTATATCCTATTTTTGGAAATTTTGAAAAGTACATATTAATTATTGTGTTATGGTAACATAGCTCCGCCTGGACCAAAAGAATTGCTAATAATATTAGCATCCTCAGCGCTAACACCTGACGATTGTTTTGCGTTGTAGTCAAATGGTTTTTCATCTAATGATTTTATATCACTTGCCGTTAATGCTCGGGTTTCAACAAATGTTAAATTTATATCACACTCCAATGGTGCGCCATCAGAAAACCATAAATTTGCAGTTTGATTGTATGATGACGTCATCCCAGATAAATAGCATTCATATATTTTAGGAATATATTCTAAAACTGTTCCACTTTTATGTAAAAAGCTTATTGACCATGTAGGTGGATAATTTAATTGTAAAGTATCTCCATCTGCATACAACCCAATACGAAAAGCACGCGCTATATTTCGTATTATTTCAGACTCCTGCATGCTTTTTGACATTAATTTAAACTGAAATGCATGTTGACGAGTTGCCATTCCAGTAAATTCAGTAGTAATATTTTTATTTAGAGTTGTGCCTAAACCAATATTAACTGCTGATCTAACGCTCTCTGGCAATGGAGCCATAGTTGCAGCCAATTGACCAAGTTCGCCTAAACTACTTGGTAAACTGTTAGCTGCAGTTTTTGCTAAATAGTTACTTGCGCCAGTTATTCCACCAGTTTGTGCTGCTGAAAGTGCTCCATTAACCGCACCTGCAATATTTAATTCGACATCATTATATGTAGCGGCATCAGAAAATTGTAAACTTTGAGGTATTGGCAAAAAAATTGAAAAAGCATCATTATAGTTGCTACGTGCTTTATTGCATGAAAACTGCACTAGAGGTCGACTATCATTCGCCAACTCTGGCGGAAAATATAAACTGTTAAAACTAGTTGAGTGTGTTAATGCCATATTATACTATTTATAAGTAATTATTATGACATACAGTGGAAAATATAGACCAGTAAATATAACAAAATATGCTGGAAATTATGCAAATATCAAGTATCGCAGTCTATGGGAGCGTCAAGTATTTAAGTTTTTAGATGAAAATCCTAATGTGTTGCAATGGAGCAGTGAAGAAGTTATAATACCATATCGTTGTAAAACCGATAATAAAATTCACCGTTATTTTGTTGATTTGAAAGTAAAATTTAGTACTGGACAAACATATCTAATTGAAATAAAACCAAAAAAACAAACTCAGGCACCAAAGGTAAAATCCAAAAAAACAAAGGCATATATTACTGAGGTATTAACATATGCAAAAAATCAGTCGAAGTGGGAAGCAGCGTCTGAATATTGCGCTGATCGCGGATGGATTTTTGAGATATGGACAGAAGACACCATAAAGGGACTTGGTATAAAACTATTAACTTAATTTTTGCATATAAATAGATATATGCCGTCTCTTTTTTCTAAGATACAATCCGATGCCTCTAGGGCTGGGCTGTTGCCAAGAACAGAAAAATCTACTGATTGGTTTATACGAAAAATTAAAAGTATGGGACAAATATCCCCATCACGAGTATTAAACGATAGTTCATTAGAAGTTCGTAATAAGCCACTAATAGGACGGGTGTTTATGTTTCTTTACGACCCGAAGGGCAAAGAGACTCTGCCATACTATGATCGTTTTCCGCTTATAATTATGGTTGGACCGGCAAAAAAAGGATTTTACGGATTAAATTTACACTATTTGCCACCTCGACAACGAGCAGTATTTTTTGATCGTCTAATGGACTATACAAATAATAAAAAATATGATGAGACTACTCGATTTCGTTTAACTTATGATATGTTAAACAGCACCTCAAAACTAAGAGCATTTGCACCATGTTTTAAACACTATTTGTATGATCATGTTGATTCAAAAACTGTAGAAGTACTGCCTTCAGAGTGGGAAATTGCACTATTTTTACCAACTGATAATTTTATGAAAGAAACAAATTCTTCAATTTGGCAAAAAACTCGCACATTAATATAACATATGATTAATAAGTTAGTAGAAGAAATAAAGATTCGTGGAGGCTTTGCTCGCTCTAATAAATTTAGTATTGAGATATCTCGCGGTAATAATAACAATATGGCAACAAATACTGATGTCATTAATGTTTTATGTGAAAGTGTGTCATTGCCTGGAAAACAAATAACTACAACAGAATATTCTATTGCAAGAAACAACATTAAATATCCAACTGGTTATATAAACGAAGATGTTGAGTTGAGTTTTGCACTGACAAATGACTATTATATCCGTAAATATTTTGATGAGTGGATTGATAGTATTATACCTTCTAAAGACTATTACTTAAACTATCGAACAGAGTATGTTCGTGATGTTACTATAACTCAACTTGGAGAAAAAAATGAAAAAATTTATAGTCATAAATTAATAGATGCATATCCAATTACAATGCAAAACATTGCATTAAGCAATAGTGTCGATGATGATGTTTCTAGATTTTCAGTTACATTAACCTATGATAAATATGAAATAATAAACCACAAATAAATTATGCCACTACCAATACTTGAATCACCAAAATATAATATTACAATACCATCAACTGGTAAATCAATTGAATTTCGTCCCTTTTTAGTAAAGGAAGAAAAGATACTCTTGCTTGCACAAGAATCTGGAGAAAATTCTCAGATGATCTCTGCAATGAAAGAAGTAATTTCTGCGTGTACATTTCAAAAGATTAATCCAGATGAATTAACCACATTTGATCTCGAATATATCTTCTTAAAATTACGCGCTAAGAGTGTAGGAGAAAATACTACTCTTTCAATTAAATGTAATGATTGTGACCATAAAACCAATGTGACGGTAAATATAGATGAGATAACCGTGTTAATGCCTGAAAAGGTTGAAAAAACTATTATGCTCACAAAAGACATTGGCGTTAATATGAGATATATTAAAACTAAAGATATTATAAGTGTAACTTCGCCCGATAAAAGCGATTCTGATATACTCACTGAATTAATTATTGCTTCAATTGAAGCAATATTCGATGAATCAAAAATATATCCTACAGAAAATTCAAATAAAGATGAATTGGTTACATTTATCAATTCATTAAACCGGGAACAGCTCAACAAAATACAAAAATTTATTGAAAGCACCCCTAAACTTGAAAAAGATATTGCATTTACGTGCTCAAGTTGTAAATGTAAAAATTCATTAACCTTATCGGGCGTTCAGTCTTTTTTCGATTAGTCCTCTCGCATGAATCATTAACAAACTATTATAAAACAAACTTTGCATTGATGCAACATCACAAATATAGCTTGTCAGAATTAGAATGCATGATGCCATGGGAGAGGGAAGTATATGTTTCGCTTTTAATTAACTATTTAAAAGAAGAAGAGCAACGCCGTAAAAAATAATTAAATGAAAACTTCTGGTACACTAAAGAAAATTATTGATGTCCTTCGTGGTGATAACGCGTTATCACCACTGGAAGAGAAATTTTCGCCTTTAGAACCAGAAATTGTACCAGACCGCGTTATACCGCTAGAACCAGAAATTGTACCAGACCGCGTTATACCAAAAAATCTTCCAGATTTTAATATTCAATTACCGGATCTATCTAAAATTTTTAAAGGAGCAATGCTTGGACTTCTTCCTCGTCCACTAATAAAATCATATGTCAGCGGAATTAACACTTTAATTGATGAACTATCATCAATTAAACCAAAGGACGTTAAAGATGCTACAGGACCAATATACAGTTTAGGACGTGCATTAGAAGGATTTCAAAATTTTAGTTTGGTGCGTTCAATGATTACTCTAACTAAATTTAGAATATTCTTAAAGACATTTAATAGACTTTTTGCAAATATTGGTACAGACTATACTAAGTTTGCAAAAGTAAGTAAAAATTTCGCACAGCCACTAACCAATATTTCAAATGCATTTTTAAAATTTGGCGAAATAAAGTGGATTAAAACATTAGCTGGTGCAAAAGCTTTAGATTTAACTATAAAAATAATTACAAAAATACCAACTGTTGGATTGGCTAAGGTGGGAAATGCTCTAAAATCGTTTGCAACTAAAATTGAGGAGCCATTAAGAATATTTACAGACTTTTTAAAAAATACAACAGGAGCCTTATTAAAGGGTGCAATTGCATTTGGCGTCTTTGCTCTATCTTTAATACCGTTGTCTATAGGTCTTAAAAAATTACAGGACATTGAGTGGTCGAGTATAGGAAAGGCCGCAGTCACTCTTGGTGCCTTTGTCGGTGTTTCTCGCCTATTAGGTAAAAATATGGCGTCCTCACTAAAGGGTGCAGCATCTATTGCAATACTTGGCGCATCACTTATTCCTCTGGCATATGGATTAAAAATGTTTAATGATGTCAATTGGAGAGCGGTTGGAATAGGTGCAGCTGCTTTAGGTGGATTAGCGCTAACTGCCGGCATTTTGGGCATACCTAAAGTTGCTGGAGCTGTAGCGCTTGGTGCTGGTGTAATTGCGCTTCTCGGCGCATCACTTATTCCATTCGCATACGCTCTCAATGAAATAGCTAAAGTAGATCCAAAAACACTATTAGAATTAGTTCCAGGATTATTAGGACTTGCAGCATCTGGAGCAGCACTTGCACTAGCCGCCCCGGGTTTTCTTTTAGCCGGATTGGGACTATTACCATTTAGTGCTGGAGTGTATGCATTAAGTTCTGCCGTAAGCTTAGGCGGTGATAATTTATTAGAATTTCTTAATACATTTTCTGATGTCAGCAAAAGAATTGATTCTGGAAACTTATATTCTACTGCGGGGGCAATAGCAGCATTAAGTGGATCAATTGCCGCATTTGCTGCAGCAAATGTAGTTGATGGTCTAGGTAATTTAGTAGGAAAACTTTTAAGACTGGGGTCTGACAGCCCAATAGAACAATTTGAGCGATTCGCAGAAATATCAAATCCATTGCGCGTTGCATCAGCAGCAATTGATACACTCGCAGATGGAATAGCAAAGCTAAATGGTTTAGAAGCAGAAATAAAAGTTTTAGCTAATTTCCCATTTGATCAATTAGAAGATTTGGCAGAAGAAATAGAAGGAAAAGCAGTTATACAAATTATAACTGGTGGGACTAGTACTGAAGGAACTGCGTCAGTGCAGTCGGAAGGTAAAAATGGATCTACTAAGAGCTCATTAAAATTTGATAAGATGAGCAATGAGGAAAAGGCAGATAGCGCAGGTTATTCAAGTTGGGAAGATTATAAAAATTCCGGATGGAAATGGAAAGGTAAAATAGAAGAGACCGCAAGCCTATCTCAGCCAAGCATTAATTCTGGTATATCCGATAGATTTGCGAGTTCTCAGAATAATACAGGTGATATGCTAAATCAGGCAAGTACACATGTTGCTATGACTCCGATAATTGTAAATAATTATGGCGGTAATACTACAAACAATACTACAAGTCGCGTAAATAATACGCAGGCAATCTATGATCCAATTATGACTGGAAGTAATTTGAATCTTATGAGAGCATAAAAAATGGGATAGAGTTTCCCCTATCCCATTTATAATTAACTATTTTTGCAGTATTAACTCTGAGCAAGTTTGGCAAAATAACTGAGTGAGTCATCATCATCATCGTCATCATTCGATGAGATGGTTGGGCTGTCTGCAGATAAATAGCTTGGTGCTGCTTCAACTGTTTTTCCAACTGCAGCAGCAGCGACATTCACGCTTTCTGGTTCAGTAGAAGAACCGGCAAGTGCCTCTGCTCCAAGTACTTCAACAAGTTTACGTTTAAGGTCTGCATACGACTTATAGTTTGCAGGATCAATAAAGTCCTTTAATGAATACAACGAATTGTAAATCTTCTCAAGCTTAGCTTCGTCTCCGCTGAAAAGTTCAGAAGCTCCTTCAAATTCAGACTTATCATAGTTACGATAGCCTTCAAAGTTGCGAATTTTCAACTTGAAGTTTGCACCGGCCCAAAAATCAAATGGGTTGATTGGAGTCTCATCTTGAAACTGTGGTTGCATAATATCCATAATCTTGTCAAAGATTTTCTTGCCATATTTGTACAAGAAAACTTTACCTTCGTTGTCTGGAT